GGGTTAGCGGTCGTTGCGACGATCGCCGGTCTGCTTTCACAGTACCTTGCTGGGTAATCAACAAATTCGCCGCGACTGGCGCGGCGAAGGCTGTTATTCTAACTTAAATCTGTTATAGGGGCGTATTATGGCCACTGCGATGACGTTTACATCTCTAAAGCAGGACGTGCAGCGCTACCTTGAGCGTGGGGATACGCTTGCCTCCGACCCAATCGTCTTCGAGCAGATCCCGCGCCTTATCAACCTCGCCGAGCGTCGCATCGCCCGCGAGCTGAAGATCCAAGGCTTCATCAACGTCGTCACTGCGCAACTATCTGCGGGCAATCCCGTAGTGGATAAGCCCGACAGGTGGCGCGACACCGTGTCGATGTTTATCGGCACCGGCGCAGACAACAACAGCCGCACGGCGCTGTTCACGCGCAGCTACGATTATTTGCGCAGCTATTGGCCCGACGCCACCGAAACCGCGCAACCGATATTCTACAGCGACTATGACTATAATCACTGGCTCGTCGCGCCGACACCCGACGTAGATTACCCAATCGAGATCCTGTACTACCAACTGCCGCCGCTCCTCGACGAGGAGGCGCAGACAAACTGGCTCACCGAAAACGCACCCGAAATCCTTCTGTATGCCACCCTCCTAGAGGCGACGCCATTCCTGAAGAACGACGAGCGCATCCCTGTATGGCAAAATATGTACGACCGTGCGGCTGGCATGTTGAATGGCGAAGACCTCGCCAAGATACTCGACCGCAGCGCCACTCGTAAGGAGGCTTAAAGATGTCTGGCAGTTTCACTCAAGTCTTCGGCGGCACGACGATATACCCCGCAGACGTTTCCTACCTCTCGCTGGCGCTCACCGACGACATCGCGCTTAACTGGCCAGTTGGCGCAGGCGAGGGCGACAGCGTCGTCGCGCGCATCATCGACATCACACCGACAGGGCCGTTCACCGTCACGCTTCCTGACGCGACTGCCGTCAGCGTCGGCCAGACAATCCTGTTCAACAACCTCGGCCCCGATACCATCACCATCGACAACGCCGCAGGCAACGCAATTCTGAGCATTGGCGCAGGCGAGCAGTGGCAGGCGTACCTCATCAACAACACCACCGTCGGCGGTATTTGGCGCACATTCCGCTACGGCGCTGCCGTGGCGCAGGCACAAGCTGCGGCCCTCGCCGGTGCCGGTCTGATCGCAGACGGCTCGGAACTCGCACAGAATTACGAAGTCGTTGACTTCTCCATCACGCCCTACAGCCTCACGGCCCCTGACCGCGCTAAGGTCTTTGTCTGGAACGGCGGCCTCGGCACGTTGAACTTGCCTACGGCCGTCGGCGCTGGCGACGGCTGGTTCGTGCAGGTCCGCAACGGCGGCCAAGGCGACTTGACCATCGACCCGTCCGGCACGGAGCTTATCAACGCGTCGTCCACACTCCGCCTGCAGCCGGGCGACAGCGCCGTGGTCGTCAGCGACGGCGTCCAGTGGTACACCATCGGCCTCGGACAGCAGGCCGTCTTCGCCTTTGACTACACGACCATCGCCGTCACCGGCGGCACGTACACGCTCTCTGGATCTGAGCTGAACCGCATCGCGTACAAGTTCAACGGCACGCTGACGTCCAACGCCAACATCGTCGTGCCCGCAACGGTCCAACAGTATTGGGTAAACAACGCCACGACCGGCGCGTTCACGCTCGGCATCAAGACCGCCAGCGGCGCAGCCACACTGGTTACTCAGGGCGAGACCGCGATCCTGTACTGCGACGGTACGGACATCATCTCGGCAACTACATCCGCGCCCTTCGCGGGCATCTTACCTGTATTGCAGGGCGGCACCGGCGCAAACAACCCAACCTCGGCGCGCACCAACTTGGGCGCGACGGGCATCGGCGCTGCGCTCTTCACTGCGGCGACTGCCGCGAGTGCGCGCTCAACCATCTCGGCGGCAGCCGCAGGCGCGAACTCCGACATCACGTCAATCACGGGCCTCACGACGGCATTGACCGTCGCGCAGGGCGGCACCGGCTCCACGACCGCTGGCGGCGCACGCACGAACCTCGGCGCTGCGGCAAGCGGCTCGAACGCAGACATCACTGCGCTCACCAACGCGGCAGGCATCCAGATCGGCGCGCCTACGGCTGGCGCGCAGGGCGCGGGCACCATCAATGCCACGGGCCTCTTCATCAACGGCGTGGGCGTCGGCACGGGCTCAGGCTCGGTTACCAGCGTCGCGCTGACAGTACCGTCCTTCCTGTCCGTAACAGGCTCGCCGATCACGACGTCCGGCACGCTTGCCGTGTCGCTGTCGGGCACTGCTCTGCCTGTCGCCAACGGCGGAACGGGTCAAACTACATACACCGACGGGCAGTTGCTCATCGGTAACAGCACAGGCAACACGCTCACGAAGGCGACCCTGACGGCTGGCTCGGGCATCAGCATCACGAACAGCGCGGGCGGCATCACCATCACGTCCACCGCCGGTGCTGGTACTGTAACGTCGGTGGCCGCATCGGGCGGCACAACCGGCCTATCCTTCACCGGCTCGCCGGTCACAACCTCGGGCACGCTGACACTCGGCGGAACGCTCGCGATAGCGTCTGGGGGCACTGGCGCGACCAGTGCCTCCGGCGCACGCCTCACGCTCGGCGCGGCAGCCGCAGGTGCGAACTCCGACATCACCTCTCTCACGGGCTTGACCACCGCGCTCACTGTCGCACAGGGCGGCACCGGTGTTGCGACCACGCCCACAAACGGGCAGCTTCTGATCGGCAACGGCACAGGCTACAACCTCTCGACCCTCAGTGCCGGTTCCGGTATCGTTGTCACGAACAGCGCGGGCGGTATCACCATATCGTCCACAGCTGGCGGCGGCTCCGTAACGTCAGTAGACGTCAGCGGCGGTACGACAGGCCTGACCACTTCCGGCGGACCTGTCACCGGCGCGGGCACCATCACCCTCGCGGGCACACTCGCCATCGCCAACGGCGGTACAGGGTCCACTACTGCGTCTGGTGCACGCTCTGCACTCGACGTCCCCTCGAGCACTGGATCTGGCGCAAGTGGGACGTGGGGCATCAACGTCACAGGAAACGCGGGCACCGCCACGAATGGCGTCGTCACAACGGGCTCGTACGCAGATCCGGCTTGGATAACATCACTCGCGGGCTCAAAGATCACGGGTAACATAGGCGGCAGCGCCGCCAACGTCACCGGCACGGTCGCCATCGCCAACGGCGGTACTGGCGCGACTACGGCAGCCCTCGCACGCACCGCACTCGATGTGCCGACGCGCACCGGCGGCGACGCCAGCGGGACGTGGGCGATTAACGTCAGCGGTAACGCAGCGACGGCGACGAACGGCGTCGTGACGACTGGCTCCTACTCCAACCCGACGTGGATCACGGCACTCGCTGGCACGAAGATAACTGGCGACATTAGCGGCAACGCAGCCAACGTCACTGGCACTGTGGCCGTCACCAACGGCGGCACCGGCCAGACGACGTACACCAACGGGCAGCTGCTCATCGGGAACAGCACTGGCAATACACTCGCGAAGGCGACGCTTACTGCCGGTTCTGGCATCAGCATCTCCAACGGCGCTGGTTCGATCACTATCTCTGCCACAGGCAGCGCGGGTACTGTCACCAGTGTCAGCGGCTCCGGCGGCACGACTGGAATGACCCTGACCGGCGGTCCTATCACAACGTCCGGCACGCTTACTCTTGGCGGCACGCTTGCGATCGGCAACGGCGGCACCGGCGGAACCACACAAGCCACTGCGCAGTCTGCACTCGGTGTGCCATCCACAACAGGCTCGGGCGCAAGCGGCACGTGGGGCATTAGCATCAGCGGCACCGCCGCGAGCGTGCCCAACGGCGTCGTGACGACGGCCAGCTATTCTGATCCGTCTTTCATCGCGTCGCTGGCGGCCTCTAAGCTTACCGGCACCGTCGCCGTCGTCAACGGCGGCACAGGCTCCAGCACCGCAAGCGGTGCGCAAACCGCGCTTGATGTCCCATCGCGTGGAGGTTCGGGCGCAAGCGGCACTTGGGGCATCAACATCAGCGGCAACGCGGCGACGGCCACATCGGCGACCAGCGCAACGTCAGCCACGAGCGCGACGTCAGCCACGACTGCCACAACGGCGACCACAGCCAACGCGCTGAACACAAGCAACAACTATCAGGTCAACAGCCTCGGCGTCGGCACCGCTGGTTCAGGCACTGCGGGCGAGATCCGTGCGACCAACAACGTCACGGCGTTCTACTCGTCCGATGCGCGCCTGAAAGAGAACGTGCGTCCAATCGAGAACGCCCTCACCATCGTGACTACAGTTGGCGGCAAGACCTTCGACTGGACCGATGCCTACATCGCAGAGCATGGCGGCGAGGACGACTACTTCGTCCGCAAGAGCGACTTCGGCGTCATCGCGCAGGACGTGGAGGCAATGTTCCCATTGGCCGTTCGCACCCGCGACGATGGCACACTGGCTGTTGATTACGAGAAACTGGTCGCCGTGGCATTCGCGGCCATCAAAGAGTTAAAGGCAGAACTGGACGAGCTACGGGGAGCTAAATAATGACGCTCAACTCTTCAGGCCCAATCAGCTTGGGTGGCAGCACTGCGGGGCAGTCCATCAACCTTGAGTTGGGTAAATCCGCTACCGCCACGGTTTCGCTGAACGACACCGATGTCCGCACACTGGCGGGCGTCGCGTCTGGCGCTATCATCGTGCCGACCAACTTCTACGGTAAGAGCAGTGTGGTCGTGGACTTTAACGACCACTCGGTAAACGCCAGTGCTGGGGGTTATTCTGAAGCAGGATATGCTATTTTTGGTGCCGGTGCTGCCAACGGGCAGGTATACGAACAGTATAACGGCGGCTCTTACATGTACGTACAGCAGTGGTGCACGCCCACCAGCCAAGGTGGAAACTACGAAGTTTACGCTACTTACACCGGTAACCCTCCTGTTGGCACGATTGGCAGTTGGGTAGCGACATCCGGCAACCCCGCTTGGTTCGTAGATATTTCTGGATCAGGAAACTCCGTGTATGCCCAACTAACATTCCAAGTTCGCCGCACCGGCACTGCCACGGTGCTTGATACGTGGACTGTAGACCTTAGCGCGGACGCCCTGTAATGGCTGAACAGATCGTACAGATAATGTCCAAGCCCGGCATCAAGCGGGATGGGACGAAGTTCGAGGGCGACCAGTACGTTGACGGGCAGTGGGTCCGTTTCCAGCGCGGCCTGCCGCGTAAAATTGGTGGCTACCGCTCGATCAACAAGTTCCTGCGCGGCCTGCCGCGCACGCTCGCAGAATATACGCAGGATCTGTTGACCTACGTCCACGCCGGATCGGCCAACCGCCTTGAACGCTTCTTCATCGACGGCACGTACAACACGAGCGTCATTACCGACCGCACACCGGCGTCGGGCTTCACCCCAGACGCAGGGAACCTTTGGCAGTTCGCCACGGCGTACGACACGACGAACGGCAACCAGATCGTCGCGCAAGTCGCGCCGAACCTGAACTGCATATGCAACAGCGACGGCGGCGCGCTCTTCGTTGGCGACCTCCTCGGTACGTCTGCCCTGACGCAAGTCACCACGGTGCCCGCAAACTTCAACGTCACTGGCGGCGTCGTCACGCTGCCGCCGTACACGTTTGCCTTCGGCAACGACGGCTACGCGGCGTGGTCCGTGCCGAACGACCCCGCAGACTTTACCAGCTCTGGCGCAGGCAATGCGTACATCACCGGCCAGAAGGTCGTCAAAGGCATGCCGCTGCGCGGCGGACCGGGCAACAGCCCGTCGGGCCTCTTCTGGTCAGCCGACAGCCTCATTCGCGGCACCTATGTCGGCGGCACGGCGGTGTTCCAGTTCGACACAATCAGCACACAGTCCTCGATCCTGTCGGCCGCGTCCGTCATCGAGTACGACGGCATTTTCTACTGGATTGGCACCGATCGCTTCCTGACGTTCAACGGCGTCGTGCGCGAAGTCGAAAACAACATGAACATCAACTTCTTCTTCGACAACCTAAACTACGCGCAGCGCCAGAAGGTGTTCGCGTATAAGGTTCCGCGCTTCGGCGAGATCTGGTGGTGCTTCCCGTTCGGCGACAGCATCGAGCCGAACCACGCCGTCATCTACAACGTGCGCGAGAATACGTGGTACGACACCGAGCTGCCCAATGGCGGACGCGGTGCGGGCCTCTTCCCCGCCGTCTTCCGCAAGCCGCTCCTGTCTGGCGTTGAGCCGCAGGAGGCTGCGGCCTTTGGGGCTGGAGTATTTGCGGGCGGCACCGGCTACACTGTCGGCGACACGCTCACCCTCGTTGGGGGTCTGGGCCAAATTAGCACGGAGTTGACGGTCTCAACTGTCGGCGGCAGCGGGGCCATCACCGGCGTTACCATCACCAACGCGGGCCAGTACACGGAGATCCCAGTCAACCCTGTCAGCGTGACTGGCGGCTCTGGTAGCGCGGCCACGTTCGACATGACGTTCGACAATCCGTACAAGTTCTGGGTTCACGAGGTCGGCACCGACGAGATTGACGGCCTGACGCTCAACCCCATACAGTCCTTCTTCGAGACTGCCGACTTGTCCCTGCCTGCCACGTCGCAGATTAACAAGTCGCTGCAGGTACTAATGCTTGAGCCAGACTTCGTGCAGAGCGGCGACATGACGGTGCAGGTTATGGGCCGCGCCAACGCTCGTGCGCCTGAAGTCAACGGCATAATCATGACATTCGTTGAGAACCCGCAGACGCCGCAGGAGCAGGTCGTCTTCCTGAAGACACAGCGCCGCGAGCTGCGCTTCCGCTTCGAGAGCAACACTCTCGGCGGCGACTATCAGATGGGCCTTGTGCTTGCACACGTCCAGTCCGGCGACGGGACGACACTGGGATGATCGACCCTCGCGGCATGACTTGGCAAGACTGGGCCTCCTCGGTCGTATTGTCCGTCAACGACGCGTGGTCGTTCGGGTCACCGCCCGAAGAGGCCGCGTGGCAAGGCTGGGCTATAGGGCTGTTGCGTGCCTCGCCATTTACGCAGCAAATTATTCCCGATCCATATCAGTTCTCGGATTGGCGTGAGTGGGGAATGCGTGTATATCCGATGCTCGAAGGTACAAGCTCATGAACTACATCCCCGGCTTCAGTAACTACCTGCGGACGTCTGTGCCGCGCTACGCCGTAGGCGGACGTGTGCAATACGGCGAGCCTATGATGTACGACATGGGCGGCTACGGCGACGGTGACACGCGCGGCTACAGCGAGCCGTACCAGTATACCCCACCCCTCGAGCAGTATATGCCTGTCGAGCAGCCTATGATGTACGACATGGGCAACTATGGCGAGCTGCCGTACGACACAGGCGGCATGCTGCTTCCGCCCGCCGAGCCGCAGTACGAGCCTGCCGTGGAGCCGATGACGCAAGAGGCCGCGCCTGCCGAGGTGCCATTCGACCCTAGCACGTTTGACTTTAGTGGCTTGGCTGGCTTGGACTTGAGCGGGTTAAACTTCGCCTCGAACTTCGGTGGCGGCCCGATGGGCGGCATATATCAACCCGACCCTAATCTTCAGTATATCGGCGCGCCGTTATCTAACAAAGGCAACCCCACGTCGCAGACGGGCGGCAACACCTTCGCGGTGCGGGCTGATCAGCCGGTGCGCCTTGTGGACCATCGCACCAACCAGATCGTGTTCGAAGGCACCGGCTTCGACGCCGCGCGCAAGGCAACTGAATTGGGTCAGGGCTTGACGAACCAGTTTGGTCGCAAGGCGAACTACAGCATCCAGACCGCAGATCCGACTGGCAACTATTCGACCGTCGCGTACGAGAAGAAGAACAAGAGCACGCTGGGCCAAATCGCCAATGTGGCGGGTACCGTGCTGCCATTGGCGATGATGGCTATACCGGGTGTTAACGCAGCTTTGCTTGGCGCTAATTTTGCTAAAACTCTTGGGGGTCAGCTTGCTTTTGGGGCGCTCACAGGTGGGGCAAGTTCTGCGCTTAAAGGCCAGAATGTCCTTAAAGGTGCCGCATTAGGTGGCCTTACTGCCGCTGGGGGCGCACTAATACCTAAGATACCAGCAATAGGTGATTTAGGCAATTTGGCTAAACCACTTGGCACCGGCATCGGCGCGACCGTAGGTGGCTTGGCCACCGGACAGAGCCTGAAGAACTCGCTCCTTGGCGGCGCTGCCTCCGGCGCTCTTGCGTATGCCGCGCCGGGCATTCAGGAAAGTTTAGGTATAGGCCAAGGTGCCGCGCCTTCTACAGGCACCGGCGGCGGGGGTGCCGTTGACCCTAACGTCATGGCTACTGTGACTGGGTACACCGCGCCTTCTATAGCGGTACCGTTCAGCGGCGCACCAAGCGGCACTCAGCAACCAGCTCCACCCAAAGTGCAAGATCCGTACGACGGCCTCAAAGTCATTGGCGGCAAGTTCGGCAATCTGGCCGGCGTGGACGTCGGAAACGTATTCGGCGCGCCTACCGGACCGGTGTCGGCCTTCGACCAGATGTTCCGTGCGGAGCAGCCCGCAACCGAACCCGTCGCACAGGAAGAACCCCCCGCAGCAACGGTGACTGGCCGCGAAATTACGCTTGCACCATTCGTAAACATCCCAAGCGGTCTTCCGCCGGAGGTTGTTAACGAGGTCGTTCAGCCGCCGGTTGAGCAACCTCCCGCAGCGGAAACCCCCGCCGAAGACATCATCAAGGTAACGGGAGAGCGCCTCGACGCGGTTTCGCCAAACATATCTATCCCAACCAGCGACGTTCGCGGGCCACTTAGCTCCGTGATTGACGGGGTGGACACCGCTACCGGTGAGATTGTGGCGGAAGGCAATCGCTTCCGAAATCCACTTTCGCCAAATGTAACCATCCCCGACGGCGCGCTGTCGCCGGAAGTACTGCGTGCGGTTAACGGGCCAGCCGAAGAGCCCCTTATTAAAGTCACTGGGCGGCAGACTACTACACCGCCAGTTTTATGGGGCGTTGAGAAGCCTTTGCCGGATATGACGCAGCCCGCCGAGGCCGATAAAAAGCTCACCGCCAAAGACATCGCCGACTACCTGCGCCTCGCCGGTCTTGCATCCAGCTTGCTTGGCGGTTTGGGCGGCGGCGGCAAGGGCGGCGGCTCTACCGGCACCATACCCGCAGGCATGGGCGGCCTTAGCTCGCTCTTCAGCAAGCAACTGCCCGCATCGACCCTGCAGGGCGGCGTCGGCGGCGGTGCGCTCCCTGCGTCCACACTCGCAAGCCAAGGCATGCGCAGCCCGCAAGACTACTACCGCTACGGCTACGGCCCAGAGCAGAGCTTCTTCGATTACGCCACACAAGGCGCGCCGAACACCAGCCGCGCGTACACCGGCTATGAAGGCTCAACCGCCGAGGACGCATTTGCGCCGCAGCCAATGCGCGTAGCCACGCCGCCGGTTGCGTTGCCGCAGCCGATCACGACGCCAATACCGGAGGAGCCTAGAGGCCCGTCGATGTACGCCCCTGAAGTCGACGACATGCGCTTTGCGCGTGGCGGCTTTGCCGTCGAGGGTGCCGGTGACGGTCGCGACGACAAGATCCCCGCGCTCCTGTCCGACGGCGAGTACGTCATCGACGCGGAGACTGTGGCCCTCCTCGGCAACGGATCGAACAAGGCAGGCGCGAAGCTGCTCGACAGCTTCCGCGTAAAAGTCCGCAAGCAGAAGGGCAAGAAGCTTGCTCGCGGCAAATTCAGTGATAACGCAAAGAGGCCAGAGCATTACTTGGCCGGAGGAAAAGCATAATGGCGCTTACCGACTTTCTCAATAACGGGCAGCTGCCCACGGGCTCGACGTTTAAGTCGCTCACCAGCGAGACTGTGCTTCCCGACTGGTACACGAACTACGCCATGCAGTTGCTGTCCAATCAGCAGGCGCTCGCCGCGCAGCCATTGCCGACGTACCAAGGGCCGCGCGTAGCCGAGTTCTCGCCAACGATGCAGCAAGGCTTCGGCATGACCGGCCAAGCGGCCACGGCCTACCAGCCCGCGCTGAACGCCGCGACGCAGGCCACGCAGGGCGCGATCAACGCGCCGGGCGGCCTTAACGTAGCGCAGCCGTACCTCGGCGCGGCAGGCCAGACCAGCGTCGCCAACATCAACCAGTACATGAACCCGTACAATGAGGCTGTCGTCAACCGCATCGGCGAGTTGGGCACACGCAACCTTACCGAGAACATCATGCCGCAGATCGAGGGCCGCTACATCCAAGCGGGCCAGCTCGGCTTCGGTGGCCGCAACGGCAGCGGCACTCCATCGGGGATGCTGACCGACACCGCGCGTGCCGTTCGCGACACCAGCGCCGACATCCTCGGCAAGCAGACTGAAGCGCTCCAATCCGGCTACACGCAGGCCGCAGGCCTTGCGGGCACAGACCTGTCGCGCCAAGCGGCACTCGCCTCGACGGCAGGCAGCCTCGGCGGGCAGGATCTGTCGCGTCAGCTTGCTGGCGCAGGACAGCTTGGCGAACTTGGCGCGCAGGCGCAGAACCTCGGCCTCACCGGCGCGGGCGCACTGCAGCAAGTCGGCGCGACACAGCAGGGTCAGGCGCAGAAGAACCTCGACGTCGCATACAGCGACTTCCTGCGTCAGCAGGGCTATCCGCAAGAGCAGATCAATGCTATGCTGCAGACGTTCGGTGGCGTCGCAGGCGGCGTACCAAAGGCAAGCAAGGAAGAAGGCATCGTGCCACTCGGCTACCAAGAGAAGCTACCACCAAGCACAGCCGAGACAGTCGGCGGCGCGCTGGCGGCTCTTGGCGGCATATTGGGTAACGCGCAGTCTGGCTCAGCGCTCAGCAAGCTGTTGGGAGTTTAATGATGTACGAGGACGACACGGAAGCCGACGACCGAGCACAGTCAATGGCCGACTTGGCTGCTAAAGGCGACATCGACTTCGCGCAACTTGGCGACCAAGCGAAGCTGCCGGGCCTCTTGCAGTCACTGTACGGGCAGCAAATGCGCGCACTGGCCCAGCAAGAAGATAGCGCCAAGAAGCGTTTTGAGGCTGGTGAGGCTCGCATCAAAGAGCGCAACCAAGGCCCGACGCAGTCCGAGCAGCTCTTCATGCTGTCCAAGGCGCTTCTGGCCCCGAGGGACTATCGCGGTTTTGCAGGCACTGTAGGCAAGATCTCCGGCGCTTTCAGCGACATATCTGAGGCCGAGCGCAAGGCCCGCGAGCAGCGCGACGCGCAACTGGCTGCGCTACAGGACCAATACATGGAGACAACTGGCGGCTACGGCGTCAAGCGTGCGCAGACTGCGGCGGACCTCGTGAAGACGGCAGCGCCGATGTTTAAGAAAAGCACTAAAGCGCCGTTCAGATACGACCTCGACGCAAAGGGGGCCGTCCGTGAAATACCGAACGAAGTGCACCGCCCGAAGAATAGGGCCGAATACGAGGCGATCCCCCTTGGTGAGTATTACGTAGTGCCTTCCGGCCCAGATGCCGGTAAAGTTATCCCGAAACAATAAGGGCGCAGGAGATTAAAATGGCAGATTTTTGGTCAAAAGACCTCAAAGCGGCTAAGGCCGCCGAGAGCAGCAGCCCTGAAGGGACCAAGACGTCGCAGGAAGGCATCAAGCGCGGTCAGGACATCGCTCTCACCGGAGCGACTATGGCAGACGACATCCGCAAAGCAAAAGCAGACGCGCGAACGGCGGAAGCTAATGCTGACAAGGCGGAGCGTGAAGCTAGGGAAGGCCCACCCAAGAGCGCAACTGAAGTCGCACTCGAAGCCAAAACGAAAGGCGCGCAGTCTCGCGCTGCCGTCGTGCGCGCGCAGATGCTGAACAGCATACAGTTGTACAAGAATGACATTAAAGGCAACCCAGCGTCCCGCGCTTTCGGTTACGGGGAGTACTTTGACAAGCCGAGCCTTGGCGGCATAATCCCTGCCATACCGCAGTTTGAAAGATTTACTAAAACCAACGCAGCCATCTTGCCCCTTATCCGTCCTCTCGTAGCCCAGTCCGCAAAAGAAGGCGACAGTGACAAGGAAATGGAGGTCTTCAAGGCCTACATTCCTGAAGCTGGCGACAGTGACATAGCTATCGAGGGCAAGTACGCGATGCTTGACATGCTCCTTTCGGGCATGGCCGAGGGGAAATTGCCTTCAGAACTCGTAGCACTCGGTGTTAAGCCGCGCGGCGTGGACGAGGTAGAAGCTTCAATCCGCCGCGAACTAGCGCCAAACGAAGTCAAGGGCTATCGCCTCCCGCAGGAGACGGAAGACCGCATTCGAGCGCTGTACGACCAAAAGAAACTGACCCCCGAAACTTACGCCGCCGTTGTTATGGACGGCGCGATAAAGGCTGGCGTGCCAACGGACGAGGCCTTCATGGCCGACGCGCTTGTCCAAGGCAAGACCACCGTCGACAACATGAACAAGGACGTCGGTTGGGGCGGCTTTAGCTATGATCTGGTGGATAAAGAGGTTAAGGAAGACATGGGCCTACTCGGCGCGTCTGCGCGTGGCCTCGTCAACCTTCCATACAGCGCGCTTGAGACCTTCGCCGAGACGGGCAAGGCCCTGACCGTCAACCTGCCCGAGACCGCGCAGTTTATGGGCAAAGTGGCGGGCGATATTATCGGCGTCACGGACGGCGAAACCATCGCCGCCATCGGCGAGCATTACGCCAATCAGTACGGCACCGAGCAAGGTTTCCTTGAGGCGCTTGCCGAACGCCCCGCCGAGATCCTGATGGACGCCAGCACGGTTGCTGGAGGCCTCGGCGCGGTGGGTAAGGTTGCGAAGGCCACCGAGTTAAGCAAACTACTCGACCCGGTACGCTTGGCCACACGCGTCGCAAAAATGCCTGTTCAACTCGGCAACATCGTCTCAAAAGCGACCGGCGAAGTCGGCGCAAACGTCCTCGGCGTCACGACTGGCGCTGGCACCGAAGCCGTCAAAGAGGCGGTTCGCGCCGGTAAGGCAGGCGGCACTAAGGGCGAGGCCTTCGTCGAAAACATGCGTGGCGGCGGCGACATGGAAGACATTCTCGCGCAGGCGCGCGAGGCCGTCGGCAACATGCGCAAGGATGCCTCGGAGGCATACCGCAACGGCATGGTCGATGTTGCCAAGGACAAGACTATTCTCGAATTCCAGCCCATCTACGACCGACTGGGCAAGTTGCGCGACCGCGCGTACATGGGCGACAAGGTTAAGAACCCGTCTGCAGCTGCCGTGTACGAAAAGGCCAAGGGCATCGTGGACGATTGGGCCGCAGGCGACCCTGCGCAGTTCCACACGCCAGAAGGTATGGACGGGCTGAAGCAACGCCTCGGGGATCTGTCCAACGATTTTGCCACCGACAACAATCGACGCGCAGCTTCGATCGCGACTGGCATTTATGGCGAAGTGCGCGACGTCATAGGCAAGCAAGCACCCGGCTATTTTAAGGTCATGAAGGAGTACCAGACTGCGGCCGAAAAGCTGGCCGACATCGAGCGCTCGCTCTCGTTGAAGAGTGGCGCTCCCGTCGATACCAGCATCCGCAAGTTACAGTCTATCTTGCGCAACAACGCAAACACCAATTACGGACGCCGCGCTGATCTCGGCCGCACCATTGAGGAAGCCGGAGCAGACACAATGTTCCCGTCACTTGCCGGTCAACAGTTAAACGCTACCACGCCACGCGGCCTCGGTGCTGTAACGGCAGGCGGCGGTGTTATGGGCGCAATACCGACTGGCGGCACGTCACTGATAGCGTTGCCTTTGACATCGCCGCGCCTTGTCGGCGAGGCGGCGTACGCTGGTGGGCGCTTTGCCGGTGGGGTCTCCGACTTTGCGCAAAACTTGGCAGGCCGCACCGCGCCGTTCGCCGACACTGTTACAAACCTTGCGTCGAAATATCGTCTGCCAGCATACGGGGTCGTGGGCGCGGCGAACGCCATCGAGCAGGCTTCCCAGCCAGATGAGGTGCAGGTTACCGCAGTTAACGGCTACCCACAGCAGACCTCGGCAGAGGATCTTTTGGCGCGGTACCAGCAAGCTGCACCACAAGCTGCGCCGCAAGCGCCTGTGGTCGACGAGGTGTCGATCGACGCCATCAACGCGTCCCCAGAGGGCATTGTAGTCGACAAGCTTACGGGCCGTGAGGTAACCTTCGAGCCAGACACCGGCCGCATGTTTTACGCCGACACTGGTGAGGATTACGACAACCCCGAACTCGGCATGTACCGTGGCGGCCACGTGCAGCGGCTTAAGAAGGGCGGCCAGCCAAAAGCAGGCTACGACTACGCCAACGCAGCTCGCACGTTCGGGCAAGGCCTGACCTTCGGCTTCGGCGACGAGATCGAGGCGCGCTTGCGCACACTCGCGGCCAAAGACCCAAACGCATACCGTAACGAAGTCAACCGTATCCGCATGATGCAGGAGCGGTACGGCGAAGCTAACCCAAAGACTGCTATGGCCCTCGAGGCTGCGGGCATGCTTGGCGGCTCGCTGGCCGCGCCAAGCCTCGGCGGCGCGCGGGCCCTCGCCAGCGCACCTCGTGCGGCACGCTTCCTTGCCGGTGCGGCCGACGACTTGGGCCAAGGCGCGCTGTATGCCGCAGGGCAGGCAAAGACGATGCGCGATGTGCCCCGCACAATCCGCGAGGAGGCTCCTATCAATGCCGCGTTCTACGGCGGCATGTCAGGCGCGGGTGCCGCTGGTCGGCGGCTCGCAAACACTAAGGCGGGGCTGGCGGTACGTAAAGCCGCCGCTAAACCCCTAGCAGCAATAAGGCGGTAATCATGGCGAAGAAGAGCTTAAAGCGGCTGGCAGTAGAAGAGGCGCTGAAGCTCGCGTCGGATTACATCCCCGACGCGATTGAGAAGCCATTGCGTCGTGCCGTTGGCGCGCCGGATCTCGCCGCTAAGCCTGTTGCGAAGAAGGCGGCGAAGAAACCGCTCGCCGCAAAAGCCGAGCCGACGCGTGCGTACACGCCGCAGGAGCTTGCTGTGTACGAGCGCTTTGGCTCCAAGCAGAAGCAAGAAGCCAAGCGCCGCACCAAAGTGGCCAAGGCCGACACTAACCAAAGCCAGAAACAAATCAGCGGCAAACGTGGTCGCGTCGAGCCCACAATTTACCGCCAAATGGAAGCGGAGCAAGGGCCCGAGGCCGTGCTGCGCGCCGGTAACGCCGGTGAGCATTTGAAGCGGACCGAAAGCGGCTACATCGGCTTCCCTCGCACCGTGAGCGGCCCCGCAGACTTACGTGTAATGCGCGGCGACTTGGACGCCAACGTCCAGCAAGCGTCCGACGCCATCGCACTTGCAGATCCCGAGAACCTCGGAAACTGGTACGACCGCGCACGCGCTGGCATGGCCGTCAGCAACGAGCCGTATCAGTTGGACCGCTCGTTGGAGCAGCACGGCGTGTACAGCGCTGGCGTGTCGCCAGAAAGCGAACTCGGTTTTGTGCTTAAGCACCTCAATTCCCGCGCCCTTGGCGAGCCCGCTATGGCCTACCGTGGCGCGGGCGAACGCGCCCTCGACAATGCCGTTGCCGAAAACCGCTTTGCGGTACTTGGCGACAAAACCGGCGAGTACAAGAACAAGCAAGATCCTCGCCTGACGCCTGAAGCCTCCGGCAAAAGGCTATTCGGCGTTAACGACTTCCGTTGGGCGCAGGGCATGGGTTACACAGATCCAAGCGGCGAGCCTTGGAAGGCAGCCGTTAGCGGCACAATGCACCCTGTCATGGACATGGAGACCGGCCTAATGACACAGCGCGCAAACCAGCGCGCTATGGGCGGGATAACCGACTGGCGCGGCGAGCAGATGCAAGAAATTCCTTGGGTCTACGGCAAGGCGCAGGATCTCTACTCTCGTGGGAGCAGCCCGACAGGGCGTTTCGGCGGTGAGCCTATCGAAGGTATGACGGCCGCCATTCGCGAGGCCAACATGACCCCTGCGGATTATTTCCCCAAGCATGCCCTTAGCGAAACGTACGAGATGACGCCGGGCGCGTCCACCGGCCACATGTCCGACGTCCTCGGCATGACACCCGAAGAGAAGATAGCGTACGGCAACCAAGGCTCGTGGTCGCAGCCAGTGCCTGAACGCGCCGCAATGGATCTTGGCATGATGGGTGATATGCCCGCAAGTGTCGGCGAAGGCGACCGAGATCTTATATACTCCGCCCTTGGCCTACGCCAACTGCCGACTGTGCAGAGCTCCGGCGCGTACCAAAACATGCAGGGTGACTTTGAATTCAACCCGCTGTCTATCGCAAGGCCGCTTATGGATTACCCCACCGGCGGCGGTGGCGGGCGCATATCGCCCTTGAGCGAAGGTGCGATGTCGGTGGCCGCGCGTTTCCGTGGCGTAGCGGACGCGCAAGAGGCCTCTGCGGCGAACTTGCCAAACACCCGCCGATCGTTACCCGGCAAGAACGCCATTTTGATGGACAGCGGTGCCCGCGCGGCGGAAGCTGGCGTGCAGCCAACATCGGAGCAGTTGCAAGCACTAATCGAAGGTCTAGGCGACAACGCATCGAAGTACGGCGTCACGGCCACAAACCGTGGGGCGTACGTGTTCCCGTACAATCCTGCGGAAAGCCCGTCGTCCTTGCGCGACCTCGACTTGGCGCGCCTCGAAGCTGCGTTTCCAAGCAAAGCCACACCCGCTGGCGGCACGGCCCTGTACACGCCTGCCATCGGTAAATGGGGCGACGAGGGCATCGAACCGACTGCGCCTTACTCCGGCGAGGCCACACGCGGCCTGCTTGAGGAGTTCGCGCAGAACCCGCAGTCAGTCGCGATGGACATCAGCGAAAGCGAAGGCATCCGCAACGCCCTGCGCGAGAAGTACATGCGCGACCTTAACCGTAAGAACGATATGGGCGCGTCGTACCGTGGCGACATCCAAAACACGCGTCGGTTCTTCGCCGAGGCCGACTGGCCTAAAGCGGTCGAAATGATACGCAATGGCGTTCCGTTCGCGGCGGCCCTTGCTGCCTTGGGTTATTCGTCGACGGCTATGGCCGAGGAGGGCGATCGGCCGTAAGGCTCGAAGTCCTTCCTCGACCACTGCCGCGCGGCCCCAGCTATCTGCTTCAACTCGGCTGGGGTGTACGTCGGCTCAAAGTTTGGGCCTTGCTCCCGCTCTTGCTTGGCCCATCGCTGGTACCTCGATAATTCAATCATGTTCTTTTCTCCGCTTCAATGCTTCCAATAGTATTTCTTGCACGCTCTTCTTCGACGACAGTCGCTCCATGACCATGTCGTCGACCGTGTTGCGCGCGAGGATCGGGTAAATGTGCACCGGTCGATCATAGCCCGCCTGCTTCTGCCGCATGGGGCCGATGCGCTCGATGATCTGCATGTGCTCTTCTAAGTTCCAGTTGACGCCGAAGAATGCGAGGATGTTGCCCCCGTCCGCGAGGTTAAGCCCGTGCCCCGCCGACGCAGGGTGAGCGAATAATAGCGGCACCCGTCCGGCGTTCCACTGCCTGATCGTATCAGGGTCAGCGTCCAGCACCCTGCCTTGACGGAAGCGAGCCTGTAGACGTTCGAGATCGTGCTTGAAGTTATAGGCAACGATAACAGGCGCACCATTGGCCTCCTCAATAATGCTCTCCAGTGCGTCCAACTTCGCGGCATGTACATCTTCCCACTCTCCTACGTCATTCGTGTATATGGCCCCGTTGGCTATTTGCAGACACTTCTGCGTGCGCACGGCGGCGTTCGGTGCCTCGACGCCCTCCTCGTTTATGATCGCGAACATCTCGGCCTCCATCTCGTTGTACGCGACGCGCGCCTTCGGAGGCAGGTCGACGTAGATTGACGTCGTTATTGGCTCGTCGACCTGCAGGCCCTGAACCGTGAGGCAGATGTCCTTCAGCTTCTCCTCCACCTCGGCCTGCGTGTGGTCGTGCGGTACGAGGCTGTAGCCGTCGTATCCCTTGCGGAACCAGCGGCTCTCGAAGGCACTGAACGTCTTGCCCAGCCGCTCGCCCTGATCGAGGAACCAGATCTGCCCCCACAGGTCTTTGACGCCGTTCGGCGCTGGCGTCCCTGTGAGCCCGATGAAGCGCGTCACGTGCGTGTGCGCCACCTGACCCAGCGCCCGTGCCCTCGACCCACCCTGACGGATGCGGTAGGACTTCAGGCGCGTGAATTCGTCGGCCACGACCGTCTTGAACGGCCACGCGTCGCCGAGGGCGGTGCGCAGCCAGACGAGGTTGTCGTAATTCGTGCAGTAAATGTCGGCTGGCGCGTCGAGCGCAGCCTGACGCTGCTTCGGCGTGCCGGTGATGACACTGACGCGCAGGTGGCCCAGATGCGGCCACTTCGCCACCTCGTCAGGCCACGTCGACTTCGCTACGCGCAGCGGTGCCAGCACCAGAACAGGGAAGACGTCCTCGACCGTCGACAGATTGTCGAGCGCGGTCAACGTGGACACGGTCTTCCCGCCGCCCATCGGCATCCACAATGCGGAACGGCGCACCTTGTACAGGTGCGCCATAGCCTCTTTCTGATAGTCGTGTGGGGTGAAGGTCATTTGAGCATCTGCAGTAGCGCCAAACTCTGGCATTGCTCGTACGTGAGCTTCGGTGCGCGTTGCCAGATAGCCTCGGCGCGGGTCTCGACTTCGTCGGCTATGGCGTATGCCATTGCCTTAAGTTCTGCCTTGGTGCGTTTCTTTGCCATGTCGTGTACTCCTTCGTTGCTGATGCACCCTAGTGGCACATGCAACATCAGCTTGCAATACCCTTTCGCACTTTTTCTACAATCTCGTCGATTTCTTCGTTCGAACGCGCAATGTACACTGGCACGCCGTAGTTCCGCATGCGCTGGATCTCCTGATCCTGCACCTTGCTGACGCGGTCCTTGTCGGCCTTGATCTCGATGAAGGCGACGTGCGGCCACGTCCACCACACAAAGCAGTCAGGGCAGCCATTGCGGCCCTCCCAACGCACCTTGCGGTACTGGCCCCCACTCTTCTGCACGACGTGCTTGAGATGGTCCTGCAGGCGGCCTGCGGGCGTCACTCCACCCACTCTCCGGGGCGCAGATCCAAGTGCCGCCCTGCGGACCAGTTCTTCCGCGCACGCACGTCGGCATTTGGCACGCACCAGATCTCGCCGGTGGCGTCCAGCGCGACGACCCAGAGCAGGCTGTGCTCCAGTCCGTAGTCTATGACGGCCAGCGCCAGACCCGCGCCCTTGGCCGTGTCCATCGGTATCGACGGGTTTAGTTGCGTGAACATGCTATCCCAATTCACTCGGCTGCAGGTCGACTGGCTTGCCGTCAAGCCAACAGTCGATGATGTAGTGTAGATATGCGCGATCGGCATCGCACTTAGCCTTGGGCTTTCCGTCCTTGACCAGCACAGTCGCCGTGTCGGCATTGGCGGCCTCGAAGCACCGCTCCTTGGTCAAGATCAGCTTGCGGGGCGTGTCAGCGTTGAAACTGAACGATGCGCCACCGTCCGGCTCCATAAATCCATACAGAAATGTTATGTTGTATTCGGTTGTCATAATCTCACTCCTTACGGTAGCGCAGGCCCTCGAAGCCCGCAGCAGACAAAGGCAGGCCTATCGACCAGCTCGGGTTCGTCGACATCATTGCCGCCAACGTGTCGGCGTCATAGCCCTTGTGGTCGGGCACCTCGCACACGAGCTCGTCGTGCACGCGCAGGACGACGGGATAGTCATTCTCCTCGGCGCGGCGCATGCCCGTCATGAAGACGTCGCGCGCCACGGCCTGCACGATGTTCTCGACCAGCTTGCCGTAGTACGTCTCCTGCAGCTCCCACTTGCGCGTGAACTGGTTCATGCCCTCGTACACGAGCTTGCTGTCCTCGTTGATGTGCATGCTGCGGTAGCACAGGTACCGGCCAGACGGCAGGCGGCAGCGCACGTACCAGACGCCGTCGGGCCCCTGCATGCGGTCGAAGCGCACCATGTCGCCGCGCACGCCGAAGCTCTCGCCATCTGCACGCACGGCGGCGCGCGCCGCGCCCTCGATGTCGTACCAAAAGCGCTTCGTCGCAGGGTGCGCCTTACGCCACGCGTGCACGATCTCCATGATGGTCTCGTCGTCCATTGCGTCGAACACTGCGCCGCCCATCTTGCGGTAGGCACCGAGGCCGCCGCCATAGCCTCCTGCCAGCTCAGGCACCTTGCCCTGCGTCTGGCGCTCGGCCTTCGTCACGTCGAACGGATCTTTGTTCAGGATGCGACCGGCGGTGACCTTGTACAGGTCCGCGCCCTCGCCGCGATCGTACGCCTTGAAGGCCTCGATCTTCCACTCCTCGCCCGCCATCCACGCAAGCACGCGCCCCTCGATGTTGGACAGGTCGGCGATGGCAAACTTCTTGCCCTTGGCGGCGACCAGACAGCCACGTACGGCGAATGCGCAGCGCTCGCTGACGTTGTCGTACAGGATGTCTTCGCAGTCCGCCTTAAAGGCAATAATCGTCTGCTCCTGCACGTCGCCGTCGAACCAGTCGGGCGATCGGGGTAGGTTCTGCGGCTGAAAGATACGCCCCGCGTCACGGCCTGTGCGAGCTGCGCCGCAGAACTGCATCGTCCCGCGCAAGCGACCGTCGGCCGAGGCCGCGTCCATCAGTGCGCCGTACTTCGCAGGCGACGTGGCCGAGGCCTGTTGTCGGATCTCAAGCAGCTCGCGCGTCAGCGGGTCCAGTTCGCCCTTCAACAGGGTCTCGACGGTCGCCTTCGTCAGGTCTTCCAGCTCAAGCCCGCGTGACGTGCGCAGGTACTGCAGGAGCTTCTCGCGCTGCGTTGTGTTGGGAACCGCGCCGCCAGTCAGGCTTGACGCACGAGTGGCCAGAGATCCAGAAGCTCGTCGAAAAGCTCGGATTGCTGCCTGCGCGAGGTCAACATCGACGGCGATACCACGGTCATTAACTCCTTGGTCGAGTTGCCAAAGGTGGCGCTCACCATGTGTATAATTCCATCTTGGTATGCGTCCGTGTATGTTTCGCATCGCGTCCACATCGAGGCGGGCGTATTCGACGAAATTGGTCCACTCATCTGCGTGCGTCTCCGACGTTGCGCGCCGTATCTTCCAGTTCCGAGGGCACGGCTTGGTAAACAACTGTATCAGCTTTTTACCCGACTTGTCTTTAGCTTTATCGACGGGCACGCCGAGGATGTCGCAGAGCGTGCCAAGCGACGCAGGCAGGCTGTGCGCCAGCGCCAGAACCATCGTGTCTTCGACCTTCTCCAACGGCACGTGCACGCCGCAGTGGCGCAGCACGGTGCGATCGAACGCACTGTTGTGGATGACGACGGTGTCGGCTGCGTTGATCAGCGCCTGCAGGCGCTTGCGCCAATCAGCGTGGCCCTGCGTACAGTCCCACACCTGCGTGGGCTCGCCGTCTACTGCGACCGCCACAAGCAGCACCTCGGCCTCTTCGGCGTAGCGGTGCGCGCCGTGCTTAATCGGCACGGTGCTGTAGGTTTCAAGGTCAAGCCAAAGTGTAGTCATCCCCGATGTCCGTGCAAGATCTCGCTGACGCGACCCTGATTGATGTTGTGCGCGGTTCCGATTTCTTGGTGAGACATGTCGGGGTTGGCTTCCGCCATAGCCCGAACGGACGCGCGCACGTCTGCCGTGATGCGTTTGCTCTTTGTAGGCGCACGGCTGTAGCTGCGGCGATACGTCTCCTGCATCAACGCGTTTATGCGCAAGTTTATCTCATACTGCCGACGGGCCAACTTTGTGCCTTCATCGGTCAGTTCAGAGATCAAGTCGCGGATCTGTGGGATTGTTAGTTTAGTCATGCTGATACTCCTCTATTCTGGTGAGCCGCGCGATCGTGTATCAGCAACGCAGGAGCACCCGCACCACGCGCGGCTCGCCAGAATAGAGGTGCGTCGGTCTTAAGGGTGGATAGAGACCGACGCACCAATCTTATACAGTTAGAGCAGATCCATGCCAAGAGCCTTTTTGTAGGTCTCCAGTATGGCCTCCATCTCCGCCCGATCATCCTTAGTCATCTTCCGCAGGCGGACGATTTGTCGCATGATCTTCACGTCGAAGCCGAGGGCCTTGCCTTCGCTGTAGACATCCTTCTTGTCATCGCGAATGCCCTTTTCTTCTTCCTCCAGACGCTCAACACGCTCGATTAAGAGGCGCAGTTGCTCTTCGCTGGAGTTGTGGCCGATTATGCTCACAGGACGTCGTCTGCGTCTGCCTTGGCCTTAGCGAAGGACGCGAACTCATCAGCAGATGCTGGGCTCGATCCGCCACCGAAGCTTTGGCCTTCGCCGGTCAGCATGATGCCGCGCAGCGAGCAGTTGATGCGCCGACCCCACTTGTTGTCCTGCGCCCACACTTCGACAGACGCATTCACAACCGCGCCGCTGAACGCCTTGCGGGTGATTTCGGCCTTGCCGACGACAGGGTCGCCGTACTGGTCGTATACGGACGGCTGAACCGACGCGTTACGGGTGCCGAGGTAGAACGTCTTTTCGAAGCCAGCGTAAGGCTCGCCGGTCTTCTTCGAGCGATACTCGCGGCGCGAGTACGCGACTTTGCCGTCTTCGACGAGCATAGCCAGCACGCTGTCTGCCTTGTCCTTCCACGCCTCTTTCGCCTCGGCCTTGATGGCGTCTTCGATAAGCTTAGCATTTTCGGAGTTGGGCTCGATGGGGAACTTGGCACCGTATGCCGGTTCGCCTTCGCCGAATGCCTGCGGTTCGCCCAGTGCGGGGAAGGCAAGCGTTACGTTCTTGAGCAGTACTTGAGTAGCCATTTTACATTATCCAATCTTCAGTTTGCAGTTAGATTAAGCCTTGGAAATCGTCCAAGACAGGTTTTACGTCCATTGCTGGACGCTTATCGGTGGCGGGTGCCACTGATGGTTTGCCGTCGCTGCGGGTGATAAGCTGCTCAGCCTTCGCCCACCGCTTCGGATTTGCCTTCAACAGCTTCTCGGCCTTTGTGGCGCTGATCAGCTTGAAGTCGTACATTTCTTCCTGACGCAGTCGGAAGCTCTTGAAGAGCTGCTCAACGGCACCCTCGTCGGACCACGCCCGGTTGCCCTTGCGCCCCTCGACAAGCTTGTACCCGTCAACGGTCTGGCCCGCAAGCAGTCTTCGCTCAACTTCGGCGCGCACTGCCTTGCACCAATCCTCGACCATGCCGACTTTCGACATAGCCATTGGCAGGTAGTTGTCGCCGCTCTGGCTGTCGACCGTCTGCGGCGTAAATTCGTCAAGCGTAGCCGCGCCGCCGACGATCTCGGTGACTTCCGCACGCAGGGCAGGGCACGTCGCCTTGGCCTTACAGAAGCGGCACTGCTTCTCGCTGGGGTTGAACGTCGGCTCTTCCCAGCGGACCTTGTCGGCCGCATGGCGGGCCTCGTCTTCGAACCTGCGCAGTTGGTCGACAGGGATATTCCACTCGCTGACGTGATTGAGGCGCGGCTGGTGTATCACCATTGTCACCCACGAGAAGTCCGAAATCAGCTCGTACTCGTACAGCGCGCCGAGGGCATAGAACTGCATCTGTTCGTTGTTCTCGGCGTCGACGCGCACGCCCATGCCGTACTTCAGGTCGATGACCTCGATGGCCTCCTGCTCGCGATCGATGATCACGACGTCGCTGGTGCCGGTGGCACCATCCTCGCCGGTGATATGCCCAATGGACAGCTTACACTCGACGTGCAGGATCTTGCCTACGGCGCGCTCGCGTACGAAATTGACGTAGTCGTCGACGTAGTCGGCCATCTCTTTCGTGATCGGCCACACTACCTCTTCGCCGTGATCGTCGAATGCAATCTTCTTGCCGACATAGTGGTTGGCCGTGCTGCTCGGATCTTCAAGCACCATAGCCGCCAGCTCGTGCGCTGCGGTGCCCTCGCGGGCGTACGCACTGCTAGTGTCGGGGAAGTCCGCCTCTAGGGTGACGCTGCCGGGGCACGCCATCCAACGATGGGCCCCCGACGGTGATAGCTTTGCGTGCAGGCTCATAGTTGATCTTTCAACGCGGCGACCAGCTCTGGCCAACGCGCAGGATCGAGCTGCGATGCGCGGGCAACGCCGAACTGCGACAGGATCTCCTCGACGACGGGCTTGCCCTTCGTCTGCACCACGGCCAGTACGACCGGCGTCACGTCCGTTTCAAACGACAGTTCAGAGGCCGATGGCGCAGGAGCAGGGGTAGTAGATGGTTCCCTCGTCGTTGGCTGGCTGGAGAGAACATCCGCAGCAATAGCACTCGTGGAAGAAGTAGGGTCCACGGGTGCGGCTTCGGCGACCTCCAGTATGATGTCGGCATCCGGCTTAATGTCGGACCAAGCATGCGGCATGGTGCTTTTAATGCCCTGCAAGCTCGCGCCGATGGCCAACAGCTTGTCGGCCACTTCGGGGATGCTGTTGCCTGTTACTTCGATCTTTATCATCTATCAGTTTCCTTTTCTCAGTTCGTCAATAATACGGTCGCGCTCGCCCAGCATCAGTTCGAGCTTTTCGATCTCCTGCTGTAGCAGATAGATCTTGTCGTCGAGTTGGTTCATGTCGAGCCGCGCATCTTCAGCGGCCTCCTTCGCCTCTTCGAGCTGTTCGTCAAACTCGGCCTGCACTTCCACCAGACGCTCGGCCAGCACAAGCGCCAGCTCTGGGGTCGGGTTGTACTTCGCCTCTTCGAGGAGGTTGCTGTCCTCCCGCATTCGGTAATGGTTGCGGTCTAAAAGTTCCACGGTTCTGCTCCTTGTTGCTTTGCAAGCTTGCGCGCCTCGCGCTTGCCTGACACGGTGAATGCGGCCACGTTCGAACGGCGTCCGTCCGCGATCCGGTTGATGTAGAGGGTCGGCGGGTACTTGTTAGTACCCGACGTGTATTCTGCGGCCAAAATCATGCCTTCCTCGCTACGATCTTGAGGACGGTGTAGCCCTTGGCTACCTTCTGGTTCTTGCTGAACCAGCGGCCGTCGACGCCCAACTCGCGAAGCTTGTCTTCGGCAGCCTTGGGGCAGAGCGACGAACGCTCGGCCACTTCGCTTACCGAAGCGCGGAACAGGTCGCCGTCGTGCCCGCCGACGCCCAAGTCCTTGATCTGCGCTTCGTAGATCTTGGCAATGGCCGTCAGGTTGGCGATCTCGGCCTTGATGTCGCCGAGAGCGTCGATTGGGTTGTTGGAAATAAGTTTAAGTGCGGTGCTCATATTGGGTACTCCTTGTTGCTGATAGAACCCTATATAAGCATGCAAACGCGTATTGCAACCCCTATTTGCATTATTTTACTCGTAGAAGATAATTTTTCCACCTTCCAGACGCAGCGGGCCGTCCTTCTCCTTGCTGAGCGCCTGAATTGCGCGGGTTACAGACTGCCTGCGCGTGTCGCGCTTGCCGTCCTCTGGTGGCTGCAATGCGGCCACGGCGCGGTCGATTAGCTCCACTGCGCCGACAATGCTTTGCTCGCCGAACAGCGTCATGATCTCCAACACGTGATTTTCTACACGTCCGCGACGCTTCAGTCCGATGCGCTCCTGCTCGACCTTGGCCTGCAGTTCGGTCGGCACGGCGACGCAACTCGTGATGATGTCGCCGTCATAGTCGATGCCGACCTCGACGACTTCAAGCTTAAAGCCCCAACGGATGCCGTCCTCGCCGTCCTTCATCTTCTCAATGATAATCTCGCGATCGCCGTTCTCGTGACGCAGCACCTCGATCTGGACGTCGGCTGCGGCCTTCAGGCCCGACCAGCCGCGTACGCCCTTGCTAAGATCCTTACCGGCGTGGGCGACGACGAGGTTCATGGCGTTCGTCACCCCGTACAGGAGCTTCAGGTTCGCCAGTGCGCGGCCGATGTCCTCGGACGTGTTCTCGTTCGCACCCGGCGTAACCTGCGCGAAGGTGTCGATGATGACCAAGTCGACGGGGCCGATGTTGCCTATTTCGGCCATCACCTCGGAGATGTCGTCATTGTCCAGAAAGTTCGGCGCGGCAGGGATGACGTGCAGGTCGATGCCGCGCAGGTCGAATTCATGGTAACGCGCGTACGCCTCACCGCGCTTGCCGATGCCGCCTGCGCCCTCTGCGGCGATGATCACAACACGCCCACGCGCCGTGCGCCGGTCGCGCCACGCGTTGCCGCGTGCGACCGAGAACGCCAGATCCAGAGCCACGAACGTCTTGCCAGATCCCGACGCGCCGAACAGCACGCCCAGCTCGGCCCTCGGCAGGACGCCCTTTATCAGCCACTGCATTGGCGGGGCGAGTGACAGGTCGTATATCGGCACAGGGCCGAAGCGCCCGACGCTCTTGCTCGGCAGCTCGGCCATCATCACCTCGGCCTTGGCAATCACGGCCTCGCGATTGTCCGGCTCGCGGTAGCCCGCCTCCTTGGCCATCTTGATGACGGAGCGCATGGTGGTCAGGTGCTTGCCTGTCCCGCCCTTGAAGCTGTCCCACTGGTGGCGCAGGCCTTCCGTGCCGGGGTACGTGTCGCCGTCGCTCGACCACTCGTCCCAGAGCTCGAAGCCAGTGTCGTCGCCCTCGGTCTCGTGGTGCAGGGCAAAGCCAATGCGCAGCCACGGCTCTCGGCCCATGCTCGGGTCGAGCACGGCCAGTAGGGCCTGCATCTTGGTGGGGGTGAGGCCGAGGCGCGGCTCGCGTCCGGCCATGAAGTCCTCGGGGTCGAACACGGCCTGACTGCGCGCGCCGAAGCGTCGATCGCACAGGGCACGCGTGACGTCGTCAACGTCGGCAATCGTGTCTTGATGGCCCAGTACGTCGCACGCGGGCAGGATGTTGCCGGTGAACGTGACAAAGCCGGACGAGCTGAACGTCTCAAAGCCATAGTCGTCCGGTGTCGTCGGGGACTTGTGGTTGCCCAGATCCCCCTTCAGCGCGGCGCGTATGCCCTTGCCGCTCGGGCTGTACTCGGCGTACGTGCGGCTGACGATAGATCCGATCTCGGCGGGCATGTTACCGGCGACGTCGACGCAGTTGTCGAAGTCGAGGAACGTGTAGCCGAAGTCCGGCAGCGGCGCAAAGCCGACGCCGTCATAGCCCATGCGTGCGGCAGCCTCACGCGCCGCGAAGAAGGTCGACAGGCGTGCGCGATCGACGGGACCGCCCTGCTCGCCGTGGCGGCGTGTGCCGTCGACCCAGTACGGAACCTTGCGCGGCTTCGCCTCGCCTATGAAGGGCTCGAAGCGCCAGAGCAGCCAGCCCTGCACATCGTGCAAAGGCTGTGGGACTTGCACGGTACGTACTGATGGTGTGATGGGTTGCACGTTCTGCACGATTACGCGTTCAGGGTCAGTACGGCGGCCACGTCCTCGCGGACGAGATCCATCATTGGCTCTCCGAATAGGGTCTGCACCTTGGCAGCTTTATCAAAGGGCACGTAACCGCGCTTCTTCCAGTGATAGACGGCCTGATGCGTGACGCCCATCGCCTTTGCGAAGGCCATCGTGCCGCCGCCTGCCGCTATCGCCCGGTTGAGTGTGTCTTCAAACATCAAAAATTTGTCCTTTACGGCCAATGCGGCCTGTCTTCGGGTCGCGGAAGTGCGCCCGCTTAATCAGCGACCTATTGGCCGCGAGCTTCGTGTTTAATTTTCGGTTTTCTGCGGAGGTCAAGTCCAGTTCCTGCAGCAATGTGGAAACAAGGCAGTCAAGCCCTAAAACTTTCTTCTCAAGAGCTTCGATCTTATTCCAAGGCCATACGTTCATTTTGGTTCTCCTTCCGGCCTCTAGCCTTATGCAGTAACATTTGTTTGCGCAATAGCCTTTTGCATACGTTCGCGATTTTCAAAGAATTTCATCAGTGCGCGCAGCAAAGCATCCGATCCCTGCTTTGCGTTTGCGCGCAGGCGGTTCTCCTCGGCGGTGGCAGGCATCGCCGTGCGGCTCTGCGCACGCTCGGCCTTCAGCGCCTCCCTCTGGGACGTCTTCTTACGCAGCGCAGCCACGCGGGCTATGTCGACGTGGAAGTAGTCGGCGATCGCCTTGTCCTCGGTTATGTACGAGCAGGCTCGCTTGATGTCGGCGTCGTTGACGCGGAATGTCTTTGTCATTGGTCCCAGTCCTTATCGTTTTTGAACATGCGCTCTATGAGCCAGTCGATGATGCAGCGGATCAGTCCCACCAGTCTTCTTCCATCTCTTTACGCTCCTGCGCGGTTGTCTTTGGGGCTGTCGCGATCAGGTAGGCGGTGAGTGCCGCCAACCCGATGACTGTTATGAAAAGCCAGTTGTCTGCGGTCATTTGCGTTCCTTTAGTGCTGCGCGATCTGCGTGCCATTGTTTCTCAACCCCTTTAAGCCGCGCCTTGGCGATGTTGGCTTCCTTTACCGCTGCCGCGTGGTCGCGTTTCAGCTTTTCGATCTCTGCCTGTGCCTTCCCGAGGATGGCGTTGGTGTAGTCCTCTACGGCCTTCTCCGCGAGCCTATCGGCTTCGGATATGGGGATTGCGCCGTCGCATGGTACGATGTGGAAGTCGCCAATGCGGCCGTAGATTTCGACCAGCGTTTGAACCAGTGCCTTGCCGGTCATCTCATCAACCATATCATGATGGCGTCGTACAGGTCGTACTTGCTATCGCCAAAGTTGAAGAAGAGGATGAAGCAGACACAAAAGAAATCCATCCCGGTGCGTACCGTTACCGTCTTGTCGTCGCTCATTTGCTTTGTTCCAATGCTGCTATGGCTTTCGCTTCGGCCAGTTCAAGAGCAGGCCACGGATATATCCGTCCGCTATCCCGCCGCACAGCTTCGGCAAAACCTTTCTCCCCGCAAACGGCATGGAGCAGGTCGGCCAGAGCCTCCCGCAGCGCATCGTGCCGCACAATCGGGTGTGTGCTGCCGTCGTAATAGCCACGGTCGTAATGCGCCTCTGCTTCGGCCCGCAGGTGCTCAATCTCTGCCGCTTGGGCTTCGCAGTTGGGGCAGTGTTGGGTCTTAATCATCGGCGTGGCTCCCCTCCGGCTCAAACACATAGCCAAGCATGCTATGCAGTGGGCGCACGATTGTTTTCTTGGTCGGGTCAATCTTGAACGTGTGCATCGGGTTGCCATCGGCTGCGCTCACAACGGTGACTGTGAGAGCCTTGGGCTGGCGCAGGTCTTCGTGCCGTTCGATGGCGCGGCATAGGGCTTCGAGAACAATCCCGTAACCCCTTCGGTCCCCGACGCCTTTCCAAAGCTCCTGCTCGCGTTCCGCTCGCACTTCGTTCACCAGCACGACGGCTTGTTCTTCCGCTGTCAT